CTTGGTGATAATGGCGATGCCACATTAAGCACGCTCCCGCCTCGATGATAGAAACATTGATGTCGCCTTTGCCGATTTCTGGGAAGACATCACAATAACGAATACCTCTATCATCTTGATGGAATCTACCACCATATCGCATCTCAGTTGCTGGTTGGCTCATTAGTCATCTCTCTTCTTTGGGTATTCGTTTGGATCAACACCAAGCTCATCAAAAATTTGTTTTGCGTATGGAAAGTAGGGATCGAAGATTTGGATGTTTTTCTTGTGCTCTTTGGTTTCAACTCTGGCAAATGCCGCTTCTTCATCTTCTAACCAATCAAGTGCATTGATTGCCTTATCATCTACGAAAACATCTACGCCACCGGGTTTAAGGCCAACTATCAACTGGTCGTAAGGAATACCAAAATCATCTAACTGCTTCGCAGTAAATTCACGCCAGTCTTTCTTACTGCTCGAACCACGAGCAGTCATAATGATAATGTGATCGCCCCTTGCATGATATTTTCTAACCTTCTCTATTGCTTCCGGAATAGGAGTGCTACTTTCATAGTCACTTCCCTCTGTATTTACAAGCGTATTATCTAAATCTAGACAAAATCTCATCATAACCATTCTCCTTATTGTCCTAAATCAACCATCCATTGTCTACCAATAATATCAAGTTTCTCATGATCAAAAAACCACCTTACCGCATTTGCTACACCTTCATTATTTATATCATCACCAGCAATAACTCCATTATCTTTCATTCTCGGCATCCAAAATGCTAAATCTGCTTTTACTGATTCTTCATCATGGCTCGCATCTATAAAAATAAAATCTAAAGAATTAGGCTTATAAAGCCGCGATGCTTCCACACTATTTGCTCTTACAGGGTTCACCGCGCCTTTTACTGGTTTAATATTCTCTAAAAAATCTTCATATAAAGTTTCCAAATTCACTTTATCATTATCGTTATGCTCTTCTGAGCCTTCCCAATGATCTATACAATCAAACTTAATGTTTTTTCCGGAATTTATAATCTCAACAGCCATAAAAACTGCAGATCTACCTAAAAAAGCTCCCACTTCTACAAAATGAGAGCCTGAATCAAACCTACTAACCATTTTTTTATATAAGGCAAAAACATCTTTTTGCGAAAACCCGTATATATCTTCATAAAAGTGTTCCATTACAAAACCTCATTTCTAAAAAACCTTTCTATCGCATCTTCCCATCGCGGTATTTTCACACCAAATCTATTTTCTACTTTCCATACATTTAAAGATGTGTCTTGAGGTCTTTTTAAATTAGTATAAAAATCTTTAGTTTCTATAGGCTTAATCTTATCTTTTCCATAACCCAAAACCTCTGCAATTTTAACAGCTACTTCATACCATGTGCAGCCGCCCTTATTAACTAAATGATATAATCCATATTTTTCTTCAGCTTCTTGCTTCATCATTTCGACAATAACTTTAGCTAAATCAGCGGTATAGCTTACATTAACAATTTGATCCGCTACTACTTCAACTTTTCCATTATTCTCAAGATTTTCTTTTATGATATACGGAAAGTTTTTACCGCCCTTTGCTCGGCTGCCTGTCTTACCAAACAAACCACTTACTCTTATATTATAATACTTTTCACAGGATGTAGAAACTACCTGCTCACCGGCATGCTTTAAAATACCATAAAGATTTACAGGATGTGTCTCATCTATTTCATTATAGTGTTCTAACTCATCCCAATCTTCCGCGAGCGGCTTGATGCCACTGAATACATAATTGGTAGAGAAGTTAATAAGAGTGCAATTATATTCATTGCATAAATCAGAAAGGTAATGAAGGGAGGCAATATTAACATCACACGCCTTTTTGGGATTTTGATTGATTTCTTCGACTACATGATAGGAAGCGCCCTGTATGAAAAAGTCGGGGTTTATCTTCTTAAATTCCGTTTCTAAATGTAGCTTATCTGTTACATCCAGTCTACTTCTGTTGTAGGCTACAACATGAAAATTACCCTCTTTTTGTAGGGCTTTTAGGATGTCGTTTACTAACTGCCCATCAGCCCCTGAAACCATTATCGTTTTCATATAAATTCCTCTTACTCAGCGAGATTTCCTCATAACTTTGTTTGTTTTATTCTACCATCAATAATCTTATCAACCATCTCAACGAGATCGTTCCTTTTTTTATTTATAATAGAAACAGAATCTGCTGCTGCCAATCTTTCATCATCTGATTTATTATCAAAGTCGCGACGAAGATCTTCCAAATCCCACAACTCTACATGCCGTTTATATAAAAAGTATAATGTTTCTATGAGATTGGAGCTTTCCATTTCACCAACATCTTTATCATAGTTCTTATGTTTCGCGAAAGTTCCGGGCCTCTTGCCGTCGGCTATATCAATAATATACTTCCCGATCTCTCTTAATAGGAAACCATCCTGTTTCTCAAGATCAAACTTCACCTCGTCATCAAGTGAGTTGCCTAATTTTTCTCTTCTAACAGCATTGATAATAAATAAATCTAACAAATAACCTGGAGTCATATTAGCCTCTCTTCGTGCATCGCAAGAACATCATCTCATCATGTTCATCAGTTCGATAATCTTCATACTCTATACCCACCATATCGGCAACCTTGGCAAAGCTTTGTCTATCGTATAGGGTAATGTTTTCACCAACACCTACACCATCCCAACGGTGAAGCTCTTCTTTAGCTTTATCACAACCAAAGTTAACAATATTGATATAAATAAAACCATCATCTTTAACAACCTGCAATGCATTTTTTAATAAAGCGATTGGATTCCCTACATGACTAAGAATATCGCTTAGCACCACAACATCATAAACACCCTCTTCAGATTGAGGTTGTGTAAAGTCACCTACTTCCAACAGATGTGCGACTTTCGGCCATGCCTCTTTACCACTCTTAATACTAAGTCTATTAATATCAATACCGCGGATGTCAAACCCCTCATTATTAGCACCTTCCACTAAGATACCAAGATTACAACCTACATCTAAAACTTTTAGGTCGTTGCCTTTCTTCTCTCTCCAATCCTGTATTATTGGGGTAAAATTATTAACCCAAATATTATGCTTATCTTGAGCATAAACTTGACTAATATCTAAACGTTGATCGGGGTGGTAATAAGGATTTTCTCGTTGAACAATTCCTGTGTCTTGACTCTTATAGTAAGCAAAACCCGGCAACACATCTCTCATTACTAAATTACCCGACACATTAAGATGAAAATCGCAGGGGCTATTATCAATAATACTAAGAGGCTTATTAAAAAACTTTTCAATAGCCGTCACTACATGCTTAGGCTTTATATTATTAAGGCCGCAGGCTGGGTCATCGGGAAAGTAAGGCATAAAAGTCAAACCTTGATCAGTAAGATTGAAAAACTGCTTATGCTTAATTCCAACGCCAGGGTGGGTTCCGTCTTGGATGTAAAATATATTCTCTCTATTTGGGTTGCTATAATAAGGCAACGCAGCGCCAGCTATAATAAAACAAGGCTTATCAAAACCACGGGCCAAATGCATCGGGCCATTATCAGTCCCAACATAAAACTCACAATTCGCAATCAAATTAATAAGCTTATCAAATTCACATTCGTGATACTCTGGTTCGCTTTCTTCAGTATGAGTTAATCCTGTTTCATAAACCTTATAGCCTAATGTCTTGATATGCTTAATTACTTCAGCGTAATTTTCCATCTCCCAAGTCTTGCCAGGCCAACCTGAGCCGTCACCACACACAACCACATACTTATCCTTTACCAAAGGCTCTTCATCACACACTAATGAAACTTGCTTATCTTCTTGACTATCAAACTCAATATTGACTACATCGGCATATGCATCAATGAAAGGTGTCTCTTCTCTTGATTCATAAGATAAGTCTAAATCAAACTTAATTTCATTGTCTGTATCATGCAGGGTGTCTTTTACGACATCATTATCGTCAATCTTAACGACTTCGTCGGGTTGAGCTTTGAAATACTTAATAACGTCGGGCTTCGCTGTATAATAAGTGAGCTTAGCGTTAGGCCACTTTTCCTTAATCTTTCTTACAATAGGCTCTGTTACAACTACATCTCCCATACCAATAGACCGCTTAAGACCAATAGAGTTAACATCTTCAGTTTGGTCAATAACGGTTAAAATACTGTCGGTGTATTCCTTAAAGTGACGATTACCCACGACCGTTGGCAATACTCTCTTAATCTCAATACCTTCATCGGTTTCTACTGGCTCTTCTTTAATCTCTGTAGTCTGAGGTACACCAACTTGCTGATAAAAATCTTCCAACTCTCTTTCATTAGGGCCACCACCGTCTGGCTTAATCCATTGAATTACAGTAATTTCTGCTGGAACGGTGCCGCGGTGCTTTGCTTCAATCCATTGCTTAATGGCATATCCCGGATAAAACAAAGGTACTTCATCTTTCTGTACCAAACATGCGGACCAATCAATATCTATACCTGTATCAGTATGATCGTTTTTACAGTAATGGCAAATTTCATCAAGAGTAATATTATCGGGGTGAGGTGGATTATCAATTCTAAAACTTAATGTGTTATAGGGACTATCATGCTGATCAATATTTCTGTTTTCTACATGAGACAAAGCCCACTTGGTGCCCTTATCTCTTATGAAGCTTTCAATATGTGCTTGAATGTGACGAGGAAACCATAAACAATTATTAACAGTTTTATAAAAAGCAATCTCGCCTTCTGCAAGATCTAAAAGCTCTCCAATAAAATCGCCACCAGGCGATTGTTGCGCCCACCTTACATCAAGGTGTAATTCGGAACAGCGTTCCTTCAGCGCATCAATGTCGTCACGGAAAGTGGAAACAACAATATCTAAATTTTTGTGAGTTTGTTCAGTGATGTTTTTAAAAGTGCTAAAAACATCATCATCGCCCGCATCTTCAGTGAGCAATAAAACAGAAACCAACGATTGATCGTCAAGCATATAGAACCTTTCTTTATTGTACTAATTCTCTTCATCAAGATTAACAATACTAACTAATCTTGTTTCTATTCTCCTAAGAAATTGCTCACCCGTTTCATCATCTTTATATGTAACCAACAAAGTATTGCGATGAGGCTCCCAATTTACTGAAAACTTGGGATCAACATTGCCATTATTTTGATCTCTAACTACTTCGTTTAAAGCATTCAAAGTATAAAGAGTGTTGGTTTCCTTCTTGCGATGTAAGGAAATAGTATTCTTAATCACATCAGAAAAAACAATTTCTTCTTTAACAATATTATAGGTTAGAATTTTTTTGTATCTATCTGACTCATCTTGAAGCACAAAGATTTTGCCACCAACTACTTCAAACTCAGTGGCAATTAAATCTATTGTCTCCTTTACATCTCTGGCCTTACAAAATGTAGCCAGCAGCAAAGTATCAGCCGTCATAACTTATTCTCCTACCTATAACCTTTTCGTTAGTATATGTTAATAAAGCAGCCATTTAGTTTAAACTATCCTTATTTAATTCCCTTATGAAGTAATGAATAGGATAGTTATCTTCGGCTATCTTCCAATGGTGAGCTAATGTGTTTTCTTGTGTTTCAGAAAGAATGTTTACTAATTTATAACCCACTGATTCTTGATGTAAAGAGGCTTTGCCCTTTGCGCCAATACAATTTTGCAACTGCTTACCATAAACTCCAGCTGTCTCCAAATTACTTCCCACACCACCTTTTGTGCGACCAGACTTTTGAGCTACCATAAACCTATCGCCTTCTTTATTCATAAAGGTAGAACTCATTTTAATGCCGGTTGCAATTCCAACCCTTACAGGTTTGTTTTCTTTTCCAGATCTCTGTATATTGGGATCTTCGGGGTTAGTAGTTTTGCCGTTTGGAGTGCCGTCGTCATTAACAGTGAAATAATAAACTGCACCATTTTCATCTCTTTCAAAAGAGTCGGTGCTGCGCTGCAGCATTGAATTAGGTACTCCTATTCCTTCATCCTGAAAATCATCTTCTGCTGGGCGAGGGGCTTCAGTTATAAGCCTACCTAATAATTCATCAGTATTATCTACTTCTAAACAATCCCGAAGTGTCTCGGCATTCACTACATCCGTACCAATAACACTAGCACACATACCAGATTGATAAGCCAACGAACTAGGATTATTCATTGCATACAAATGATATTGATCTACTACTTGCTGGGCGGCTGTAACTTGACCTAACCCTCTTGGTTCTCCATTCGGGCCTTTAATTGTGGTTTCAATTTCATCTAGCCTTCTTCTTCGCTCATCTAAAATTCTAATTTCTGCTGCAGTTTTCTCGGCATTAATAGAAGTAGCGTCAATAGATAACATCTCTTCGGGATCAAGGTCGTGATCTAAGTTAGCTGCTAAATCTTTAGGCTTTCCTTGTATTAAACCAAAAACACGATTTATTGTTTTAGCTTCTTCGGCAGTAATCCCATCCTTTTCTAACAACCAGTTTAAATACTCTTCCGGGTCATCTGTACCTGCTTTATCCATAGGATTAGGATCTCTATCTTGCGCCAGTATTTTCACAGCAGCTAAAGCAACCTCTTTCTTCTCACCGTCAAGTTCTTGTATTCGTTTAATAACCGTTGGAGTTTCATCACGACTCTTCACCTCTTCTATTGCCGCTTCTGTTTCATTCATTATTTCTTCTGCTGCAGCTTGTTGTTCTTCGCTTATTACGCCGCGAGCAGCGAAATCATCAATGTATCGGCGTTGCTGTCTAGATTCTGCAGCCATAGTAGAGTTTGTTTGTTGATCGGCTCTATCCAATTTATCAGAATGGAACATCATCATTAAATTGCCCGATGCATCCCGTACAAAAGTAGCTGAATCACCAGGGTTAGCACCACCACCACTTGAAGCAGCTAAAATTTCTGCAAACTTTTTTACTTTTTGATGATTGTCTTCATCAGAAATAGGATCATCTAATAGTTGATCAACATAGGCTCGTATTTTTTCTATATCTGGTTTTCTGTTTTTGGCATCGGGATTCTTACTTAATGCAGCCCATTCAGGATCGTTACTACTTTTAGCGAGAGCAATTATAGCGCCTATTAACTCTTCTTCAGCTTGAGGCGTTTTATTTATTGATTCAATTGGGCCATCTGGACCATATATTTTAGCTGGATACTCCACAGCCTTTACCATGTTTACTTGAGCTTCTATAGAGTCAGCTGCACCATAAAATTCTGAAGGTGGCCTTATAACTGTTGAATTACCATTTTCATCAACGCCAAATGGTGGATCACTATCCGCAGTTTTACTAAGTCCATTTTGCAACCTATCAAATTTAGTAAGACTAGCTTCTGCCGATACTCTTAATTTTTCTTGATATTTAGATCCACTAGGTCCGTCATTATCTTTTGCTAGCTGACTATCTCCAAATTGTTCTTGTAATATAGCCATCATTTCATCAACTGTAGGAGGTGTGCCGAACCTCTCATAAAACGCTTCGGCTATATTACAACCCTCAACCGAAAACACTTCATTCATCATTGAGCCCGCATTGCCTGGAGCTGGCGCAGCCATTTCACCAGTTATGTTTGATTTCCTTTTTTCTTTTCCCTTTGGAAACCCTGTATCAATGGCTGTTGTTCTGGCCATAGCATCGGAAGGTGGATCACTATCCGGAGTAGAATCAGCCTTACCCGCCCAATCCGAAGATACTCCAGTTCTTCCATTAAACATCTGCATTCTTAAGTCATTTATTTGAGAAGGAGATGGGCGATCGTTTTTCCCTTCAGGCTTGTGTCGTTGGCCGCGCCAATCATATTTCTTCTTCTTTTTAGTAACCTTACCTTTTTTTTCATCATCTCGCGATGGATCTTGTTCTCTGTCTTTATATCTATCTCCAACTGCGCTTGGCACATTGTCTTTGACCTCGCCTGGAATATCTTTTCTTTCTAAGTCACCGGCTTCTACAGCACCTTGCAAATAAGTAAGCGCATTTTGATATGCAGTTTGTTGAGAGCCATCAACCTTACCATCCTGGCCTTTAAAACCTCGGGCCTTGTAACCCAAAGCAGTTTGAATCTTTACCTCAGACGAACCTCGCCCGGTACCTTCTTTGCTCGGCTTAGGAACTTTAGGTGCTTTAGCTAAAAAATCATCATATTTTTCTGATTCAGAAACCAGACTTGTTAAATCAAAATTACTCAGTTTCTGATTTCGTATGATCTGTCTCAGATTCATTCTCTTCCTCTTCTTGTGGTGTAAAAGATTCCTGTATTTTTAATAATATATCTTTAGTATCAGCTGCAGATACCTTATATTGATCTAACAAAACATATAATCTATTATTAAAGTTCTCAAAGTTTTGCTCAGCAACCTCTAATAAATAGTCGGCCGACACTTGTTTGAGTATAATCTCTGCTACTTCTTCAGATGTGTGCTCTTTGTATACTATTCTGGGTGCCGTATCATTTAATATAGGTTTATTACCATCGTCTATTTCTTCTCCAGCTAATACTCCATTTAATTCATCTATCATTTTCCTAATTATACTTAGCTGTTTAACTCCACTTTGTACAAAATAATCTCTATATGTTTTTTCATCACCTCTAAAGGTTAATTGATTATTAATCCTAACATACATAGTGCCATCTTTTTCTGATTTTATCTTATTTCTTGCATAACTTTCTAATTTACCTAAAACTTTTTTGTATTCTTTATCATCATGTATATACTTTCTTCTTAGATTTAGTTTAGCTTCATTAATGATCCAATGATATAGGGCTCTTATCCTATCTAGAATAAAAAAGTTTCTATGATTATCCACATGCTTCGCATTATTTGGATTATAACTATCTGCACGCTCTGAATGACTCCTCGCAAAATCTTTAAACTTAGAGACAGTATCTTTTTTGTTTATTTGAAAAAAATCTTCATTCATAGTTTATAATCTCTGTTTTTAGCTGCATAATAGGGTACCCGTTACCCGATTTTAAAGTTAGAAAGTGTCATATTAGAAGGTATCGTAGCAATAAAGTTTTGAAACACTTCAGAGTCACTTAACGATCTACTAAACACCCTCGTTAAACCCACATCATGAGCGACTTGAGCACCAGCTAAAGCTCTTGTAGTACCCATAAGTAATCTAGGGGAAGTTAAAGTGGGCATCGCTATAACATCAGCTGAACCTCCAGTAGATTGTACAGTACTGCCAGAGATAGAAGCAGATAAAGGAATAACTGTAACATCAGCAGCAGCAGCAGAAGCATATCTTGTTCTAGCTAGTGGCATTCTATGGCCGTCAATATAAATCCTCATACCAGAATCTGAACCAGTAGCAGATACAACACCAGCAACATGGTACCATTTATTTAATAATATATTATGTTGGCCGACCATATTATTAGTTGATTTTCCGACAGTGCCAGCAGCAGTAGTTAAAGTTCCAGCAGTAATAGAGGATGAGTTATTAGAAAAAGAGAAAGCGCCATTCTCCATATAAAGTTTAAGCCCTTCTTCAGCACCAGCAATATTCATAAAGGTTTGATCGCTACCCGTGGCATGAAACCTTACATATGTCATTAAAGTCATACCGGTAGTAACGTCATTTCTCGTATTAAAAAGTGAGGATGTTACACCTTCTATATAACTGCTATTATCTAATCTAAACCCACCTTCAATTGGCCCGCTGGTCCAACCTGTAACTGTACCTGATCCTGCACCTTGAAGGCCAGCGGTTTGCATCGCCCCATGGCCGGCAGCTTTACCAACAACAGCGGCACTTAATCCATTATAAGATAAGTCAAAAACCCCCGTTAAGCCAGATGATGCCCAAACTTGTTGAGCATCTTGCTGATTGTAAAGATAAGTCGTTATATCAGCCGAGCCGGCTGCACCATTCATATCAGTAGTAGAATTAACAACATAAGTGCTGTTTTGCCTACCTTTAGGTCTTATTCCATTACCTATAACTTTCATGTCAGACAGAGTTGGTAATCCTGTTATTGTTATATCTGTTGCGTTGCTCACGCCATCATTAACTATTACATCAATCCTATCTGTACCATTCATTGTCATCGTGATAATATATTCGGTGCCTTGAGAAGTTGTAGACAATAATGAGCTTGTAGCTGCATTGGATGCATCCCAAGCGGTCCTGCCCGCAGCTGCGCTTGCTCCATTAGTTTGTCCTAGCCCAGACGTAATAGAGTTTGCAGTAATTCTATTACTACCAGTTGCTGATGTTAATCCTGCTGCCGTACCAATAGTAATACCCATAACTCCATCGCCACTTATTGCATTAGCGGCACCAGTATCAGATATAGCAGCGCTTTCTCTATAAGTATCAGCATTACCTTGACCTCTTGTAATTCTATATACAGCAATAAAGTCATCACCAGTAAGGCCCATATTATTAGTCAATAAAAATAAGGGTTGTTTGCTAAAGTTTGTTTTATTACTTAAGTATCTAACCGTATGCTGTGTTGTAAAGTTTTTAGTTTCCATATTAATCTATTACATCCCAACTGATTTCGCCACCTTTTCTTGTTTGGGCCGGGCCAACAAATCTACCCGGATAAAACCCTTCTCTTATTTCTAATGCATCGACTCTAAACAAATTACCCACTGAATTATCGGAATCACCTAGTACTTGTATTCCTACCTCACCCGTAATAGTAGATTCACCAGTAGGAAGCGCCGCTGTATTTCTTACTACTATAGGCATCCATACGTTTCTATCCATAACACCTGTAACAGCCTGCACTTTGGCCTTATCTCCTACAACAAAAGACACTCTTCCCGAAGCACATCCCGAAGTTAATAATAACCTTAAGGATAAAGTGTATTCATTTTTATCAAATAATAAATGACTATAATTTATAGTGTGAACTGCTCCTTGACCAGGTCCCGTTGTATTAATAGTGTATGCTGAAGAACCCATAAATATATTTAACACATCATAATTAACAGCAGCGCCACCCGAAGCCGTCCATGTATTAGAAGCACAAGTAACTAAATTATCAGCACCCTGCTCTAAAATTATTTTATTTTGATTGTCATGTACTACACACATTCCACCGTGATCATAGGTTCCACCTCTTAAACTATCTAAATCTACTTGACCACTAACTGCATTATTTAGGCCAGATACAGTTTGGCCACCTACAATTGTCTCTTCTTCCGAATAATCCAATGTGCCAACAAAGTTTTGTGGTGTAGCGCTATGCCCATACTGTGTTATATCGGGAACGCTATCAGCTACACTTGCAAACAAGTCAACAGCCGATATACTTTCAAATCTCCACCAAGCTGCTAAATACTCTGCCGATGGTGCAAAATCTAATTTTACTTGAGCTGCATTTGTTTGACTATTAAAAGCGTTAGTAGGAACTCCGATATTGCCTTTATCAGCTAAAGCTGCAATAGAGTTTGTTGTTCCACTATTTAGCCACAATCTCATCTCATCTAACTTGCCATCAAAACTTATTGCCCTACTATACCCATAAGTAACAGCCGATCCTGTAGAGGGGAATGGTAAACCTTCACCACCTAAAGCCGAACGAGTTAGCTCTTCTAATGTTTCTTGTCTATCAAGCACTCCATTGAGATATATTCTCATCCAGCCTCTTGGTGTTGGCGTAAATCGTGGATTTTGATCAGCCCCTGAAACTGTGTACTCACACCAAACATGATGCCACTGGTTTAATGAAAGACTTTTATTAGAAGTAAGAGAATAAGCAAAACTACCACCAGTAGCAAATTGAAAATCAATAAAATGAGCTGATGTAGTAGCTGTCGTAGCGTATATAGTTCTAGCCATATAGTTGCCATCGAAACCGGTTGTAGAAGATGCAGAGTTTCTCTGAATAGTAACTTCAAAGAATTCACTATTCTTATCTATACCTGTAATACTAGAGTCTAGTTTTACCCATGCCTCTAAAGCAATATTGTTGGCAGTAGCTCCATGTTTTACTGTATTTAGGCCAATGTCCTCTAATAAAATTTCCGTACCCAGTCCTTGTGACGTAGGTAGTTTAAGAAAATCATCAGTGCCGTCTAATTCAATAGATTTCGCTGATCCCGTGAGCACCCCATCTGCATTATCGCCTGTTTGTGGCACATCATTAGGTAAATTATATGTAGGTGTATCTGTAAGATCTAATGTTTCAGGATCTTCTATAAGTCGCGCCAGTATTTTTTGATACTCGCCAGATATTGCTGCATTTATATACTTAAAAGCCATATTTTTTCCTATATATCTATTTGAACTTTAAAAGTTAATGGTAAATCCGTTGGCTTCTTTAATGGTCTAGCTAATTTTGCCACCGCCATTAAATCATTATTATTATCATACAACCCTACTGTTGTAATAAATGGGCCGGCGCCAGCACCAGTCATAGAAGGTGTATATGAAAACCTATCAGTAGAACCTGTTAATGGAGATTTCGTCCATAGATTATTATACGCTTGCTGTATTTCACCTGCGCTTGTTGTATCGCTACTTACCGTCCCTGTTAAGGCAGAAGTAAAGTTAGTAGAAAAATTCATTTCATCTGGTTGACATTTACAAAAAACACTTATAGCGGTCCCTAAAACTTTTGTCTTATACTTTACAGATGTGACGGATGTGGCAACCTCTCTCATATTAGCCGCCGTTACCACAAACATTCCATCGTCAATTAAAGAAGCACCTATTGTATTGCCAGTAGATTTTTGAATGAATTGTCCAGAGCCAGAATCATAATAATCACCTGCAATACTATCACCTGCATAATTAACACCTGTAACTGTGGCAGTCATTCCCCCTTTTTCAATTCCTAAATCAAACAGCCTTTTTCTTAATGTAAATATACCAATATCATTTACACCCGCTGCATTAATTGCCCCTGTTGTTGTGCCTGTAAAACTATTCGTAAACCCTCTATTACTTAACAACATTCCAACACTCATAAAATAACCCGACTTTGACCCTGTAACGCTTGCTGTTACACCTGTCATTGAATCTTTTGGTGAAGCAACCATACCATGATCAAGTTTTCCATCAATAGCTGCAGCCATAGTTGTGCCACTCAGCCCACTTAATGTAAATTGTCTAGAAGTTTCAAAATTACAGATATATGTATCAGCTGCAGCCAATGGAGAATAAGCGCTTTTTATTAACGGATGAGTAGGAGTAGGGACTACCGGTCCGCCAGTTACTGAACCGTCTATCATTGTCTGTTGTATTATAGTGTTTGGCATATTTCTTCTCTAAAAGTCCAATTTAACTTGGCCACCTAATGTAAGAGCCTCATCTTTTCTTACAGGTTTAGATAGTTTTGCAATGGCTAACAAATCATTAGTATGGTTATACAGCCCAACACTAGTAATATAAGTAGCTGGCTCGTCAAATATGCTTCCACCAGTCTCCGGATTAACTCCACTGGGATTACCAGAGAAATTCATTTCACTTCCCGATGCGACCGCGTCAACTAACAATCTTCCACGATCAACTTGTGAATTATAAACAACACGCTGGAAATTAAAAGCCGTATTATTATGTCCTGTAACAGCAAAGCCAAAATCACCCGTTGCTCCGCTCGCAGGGAATGTAAAATCTAAACGAGCATTAGGGTCATCGCCATCAATAGTTACTAACCCTAAATCATAAAAAACCAACCCGATCCTTTTTATAGAATCTTGTATTGTTTTTCTTATTAATCTACCTTGAGTATTTTTACTATCTACAGGGTTATTAAGTTGTGGTTGATCAAAATAAAGAAAATCTCTTGGAATACCGGAGACTTGCAAGTCCGTAATTGTATTTCCGCTTACACCATTAGTTATATCCTTAGAATCCAACAATTTAACAATTCCATTACCCACAACACTACCAGTATTAGAAGATATATTACCTAGTACTGCGCTGCCATCAACCATACCACCAGAAATATCAGCTCCAGTTATACCATTCATATTATTAAAATACCACCAAGCTGCAATATTAGAAGCAGAAGAGGTGCCGGTTAATGCCGTATTTTTAAAATTAGTAAAACTTAAACCTAAAGGATTAGCGCCATTAGATTGAGCGTCCGTAGGATCAAGATTAATAAGTTTTCCTACTCCGTCTTTAAAGCCAGTAGTGCCGTCTAGTAGTCGTTGATTCCATACTCTTACATGCGCTACTTGACCATCATACAACCCCTCTAATTGTGAATCGTATTGATCAGCTAACGCGCCCCAATCTCCCGTTCTTACTCCATCATTCCTATTAAAATTGGAGGCTCCAATATAAACATTATTACCAGTTGGAGCGTTTACAATACCTGCCGTATACAAGGCTGTTTGTTTAATAGGTATTCTTTGGTCTATCATATTAGCTTGAATAGTAGGTCCACCCGCTGCATCTGAACCCATTAATCGCGGAAACACTTGTTCTTTATTTGGTAATTTATAGCCGTCTATATAACCCATCACTACGCCAGCGCCTCGATCCGCTGAAGCATTATTGCCGGGATCTCCTATTTCATTAATATCCCAAGAAACTACTATATGATGAAAATCACCATCATACATATCTATACCTACATCTGCTGGCACAAACAAACCAGAAGCTTGAACATTAGGTTGAGCAAAATCTTCAGAAAATGAAGCTCCTGTATCAGCATCTCTTATATAAAATCTAAAAGCTGGCTCTCTATTATCAGCAGACCTTGTAAGCTCCATTTTCATAAACTTATTTTTAGTCAACGTATCTTGGCTACTTGCTAATCTACGAAAATAAAGTACTGAGTCCGACTTCATGGGCCTGATAATAGTTTCAATAGTGCAAGCTTCTCTTATACTATCTAAATTATCACCGGCAGTATATCCTAGCCCATTTCTTGTATGAAATATAGTGCCATCAGCGACGCCATTGGTGCCATCCCCAGTAACACTTACACCAAAAAATGATTTACGACCAGTTCCCTCTTCACCACCAAATGGATTTTTCAAATCTAAAGCTGTAGTATACCCAGAAACATTTGGAGTTTCTGACCCAAAAATACCAGCGGCAATAGTATTGTATTTAGCGTTAGCTGACGCACCGTCAATAGCAGCGGTTAATGATGTGTTGGAGTCATTAATCTGCATTTTGAAAGCAGCAGATTTAAGAGAAGAATGATATATGTCTTTTCTTATATTAATTTCTCTTAACACAGATACTTTGGTATCAGCCGATGATGAGCTTACTAACGCAGTAGTACTATTATAGTCATTATCTGCCCGATACAAATAACCTTGAGCATATCTAAAAAGATCTTGACTTGATAATTTAGAATTAGGATTAGTAGAGGATCTATAGGTTTGATCCGAAGAACTTAAAAACACACCAGTAGTGATGTTTGCTGTAAGAGCTTGTCCAACTAAAACTTGATTATCGAAATTCCAACTATATTTTATTTCTTTAGAGTCAGTTTCATTAAATGTAGGGTTGGTTCCCGACTTAAAAACATTTAATTTACCTAAAGACCTAACCCCTGTAAGCAAATGGAGGTGGCTAGCACATGGACTATCCTCCGATATAGAGATAGTTTGCTCTTCGACAAATGGTCGAGGTTGAATTTCGTTTTCTGCGAACGCTTTATATGCCATTTCATTTTATTTTTTCTTAATATTGCAACCTAACTGCAAATACCTTTTCAGTATCAAAATCTTTCTTTACAGGGGGTGCAGTTTTAGCTACAGCCAAAAGTTGATTATCACCATTATACAAACCAACAGTAGTAATAAATGTAGTCGGACTGCCTGTTAAATTAGAAGAAATTGAACCTAAAGAAGCGTTTGCAATGGCGGTTGGGTTGTTAGAGTAATTAAATTCTTGATTAAATGCTCTTGTAAAGAATACACTTCTCTTTAACATATTTAAGCTAATAAAGCTTAAATTATTAATCGCTACATTACCAGCAGTAGCGCCAGGCCCAAACACAAACCCTGAAGATGAATCTATCAAAAAGTTAGTGTCGCTCGAATAATCACCACCGTGAAATACCATTGTTCCAGTATCATAAAAAACAGTCCCTACAATATTGGTAGTATCTGACTTTTCTACTAAATCACCTTTACGACCAACGGCTCCAGAAATAGATTGTTCTGGTTGATCAATAATGACTTTATTAGCTTGTGTCCCAAAAGAAAATGTTCCAGTTACACTGCCCGACAAAATAGCATCATCAACCGTAGTTCTACCAATAGTAATAACTCTAGAAATACCAGTAGTAGCAACATTATTTTGAGCTACTGGTATTCTATTAGCGGCAGAAGAAGAAAAGAAATAGTTTGAAATATTACGAAAAGCTGCGCTCAAAGGAGTGCTTGTAGTAGTTCCCTTAGCGTTAACTAAAAAACCAGTAGAAGTAGCTTCCATTACAAAAGCATTAATGTTTCTTTCTTGAGCTGCTGTAGCTGAAGTAATTTCATAATTTGTTTTAGTCAATACTTCTGTATTAATTACATCACGGCCTAAATCATAATTATTTATAGACATTATTTATTTCCTTATGCCGCAGCGCCGGAAGCACTTACCGTTAAAGTAAACTCTTTTCTTGCGCCGCTATTAATACCTGTGATATCCACTATAGTTTGCCCTGACTTCCCACCGGCATTAGCTCCTGTTCTTATAGTAAAAGTTCCTTGTCCATTTTCATTTGGAGTAGAAGTAGTATTCGTCAACACACCAATATCTGTATCTCTAACAGTCGCAGCATATCCTTGAGCATCTTCGCCATTCTGTGTGGCAACTAGAACATTTAAATCATCCCCATAATTTATAGACCCACTTGTAGGGGAAATTTGCAGATTTGCAATTTTTAAACTACCTTTTGGTAGTGTAATTAACCTATAAAGTAAAGCTACATTTTCATTAGATACAGGCTCCAATACAGGAAGGTTTAATATATCAGCGTCTTGGTCTGTAGCTTTCGTCGCATCATAAAGTTGATAATTGATTTCATCATCACCAAATGCAAATTTGGTAATCTGAAAACTACCATCGTTTCTCGCGAGTAGTTCTCTACCTTTTCGTGTAAGTATCGCGTCTATTACAGCGGTAGAGCTATCTAAAAATGCCATAGTTTTTTCCTTTATCTAATCTTAATAAATATCTATAGTAAGATAAATACTCTATAAATATTTATGTAGTTTCCTTTTTGGTTTATTTTGTAGTTGTTTTATCGACAGTTGTTTCAGTAGCCGGTGCTTTCTTTCTAGCTCTTGGCTTTACTTCTGGTGAAACCTCACTAACTTCAAATGGAAAATCATCAGAATTTTTAGGGTTTCTAAAAATAACCTTTGTAGGAACAATCACATTCCTCTTGATAATCTCCATCTTTGCATCAATATCGTCGTGAAATCTATCAATATAAATAATGCTTGCTTTCACAATATTTTCTTCAAAGCGCCTATCCAATTCACCAAATTCAACTGATGTATTAAAAAGATTGCTTGCTTTTAATGACTCTTCAGCGCTTGGGCTAAAAGTATCATTATTATCATCAATGGAAATAACTTTGATAGAATCAGACTTTTGAGCAGCGGCGTCAGCAAGTTTTAACGTAGCTTGTCCCGCATAAGTACCAACCTCTAAAATATTAGTAGTATTTTTATTTATCATATCTTTAATTAAACCATAAAGAGCATCTGCTGCATTATCGGATAACTGTTTAAAACGATTAAGGTAATTCATCTATCTATACCTCCGATTAAGATTGTAATGTTGTGCCACCTTGTTCTTGAATTTGTCTAATTATTTCTGTATCCTTCGTAGAGTCCGAATTAATACCTACTCTAAATATCGTTGTTTCATTATTAAAAAGATTTGTTATACGTATAGGTACAATACCTATTGAGCCTGATACAGTTCTATCGACTATACTTTGAGAAACGCGATCTTCACCAGTTAAAGCTCGAATCCCATCCGATAATCTTAATTCAAACTCGACATTACCAGTTTCTAAGTTAGTAGTAAAACTTACATCTTTTTCTTTTATTGTTCTACCTCTACCTTCAGCTATACTCCCCACTGTAGCTTCAAAATAATTATCACCATTGCCAGAAGTAGGGAAGTCGAATCTTAACGCAGGCGCTTCAGTTTTAAAAACATTACCTCGCGCTAACATTCTTACACTACCTTTTATAACTGCACCAATATTAGTAGATATAGGGGCGGCAGTTGGTGAAATAAGCAATGCATCTGTAGTTAATTCTACGGCAGCCGCTGCAGCAGCCGATGGCTTTATTGTTAGTGGTAAGGCTCTACCTATTCTTGTCGGTAAAAAACGAGGAACATTAGTAGAGCTTTGAACACTTAACGCTGTAACATTTCTTACTGTTGTAACACTATTATCTAAAAATTCTTGTACGCCGTTGTGATATTGATAACCTTGAAAATCAGCAGTTGTAGCAGCTGAGGCGATTAACGTAGAATCATTTCCACTATTACTCCCTTGAGTAGATAAGTTGCCAGGACTATAATGATTATTAACAGTAAAGGCTGTAACAGCAATATCAATTAAACTTGGCACTTGATTGTTTGGAGTTTTACCTTCATCATAAGAAATAACGCCGCGATCGCCACTCATGGTAGGTGCTCCGACATAACCTGTCCCAGTTGACTCCCTCAACCCAAAAGTTCTCTTCATTTTTGGACGTTCTAAGAGGTGGTTTTCGACGAACACACCTTCAGCTACTGTACCTGACTTAGCAGGTATGAACTGTTTTATAAAGGTAAAAATACCCCCAAAAGTATCGTTAAAATTAGCTACAGATTTAACATAGGCATTGAGATCAGTCACACTTGTAGTGTTTCCACTAGCGCCACTTATAGTGCTCCCTAACACTCCTCCACCCGATCTTATTCTATCCCAAGCTGTAGAAGATTGTGTAGCAAATGTAGCTGAAGGAGCTAATCCCATTTGTGCTGTTACATCATGCCATTGTTCAACAAAAGGCCCTGTATATTCTTTTCTAAATAAATCTTCCGGATCACCCATTGTACCCGCGATATCTAAGTTTTGATAAAAATTACGAATAGCATTGTTAAGAACATTTATAGGGCTTAATGCATAACTAACATAGCCTACATCTAAAATCCTATCTATATCTGTACCTTGAGTAATTTTATCATTATCAGGTGATAATCCAACAGGTGAGTAATTAGCTATTTTCTTTTGATTTTCAAAAACTCTATAATGTTTAGCGCTTAATCCACCAAAACTGACAGGATGCGCAGTATTACTAGCTGTGGTAGAATCTACTATAAAGTTATAAGAAGCTGCCGACCCAGTTAATACCACATTTTCTCTTAATTTATAATGAGCAGATAAACTAGAGAAGTTAGCTTTATTTGTAATACCTACTGTATTTATACTTCCCGTAGAATTTTGAAATGATACTGATTCAAAATTTCTTGCATGTTCATATAAATCTTCTGTTTGCAGAGCGACATCATGCCAAGCTCTTACTTCATGCATATAGCCTGTAAAGGAACCAGAAGCAGGAAAATAAGCAGGGAATTGTGAATAATTAGTGCCCCCTACAGAATTAGTACCGACACCACCAGTAGAAGAGAAGTTAATTCGCGCTACATCATAGTGAGCCGTTGATCCAGAAGACCAAGATACTATATCATTACCCCCTGTAGGAGATGCTGATAGAGCCATTGTCCATACTCTTAATGTATCACCAGAACGAGATGCTATTACATTTACAAAATTATTGGCACTACCGCCACCCTTAACCCAACCAGACATCGAAGTTAAATCAGTAATGGCAGACATAGAAGCAGTCGTAGTAGATTTAAAAGCCGCTCTTCCACTTGCATCCATATCAATAGTATACATCGGATGCTTTAATAAAGTCATCGAACTATGATCGGCCGTTGCAGATACTCGCATTTCAATAGTAAAATTTGTAGAAGCTGGAAAATCAAAAGCTAACGCTGAACCTGTAGTTGCATCTGCAGTAGTTTGAATAAAAGCATCACCTGAAGTATAAAAAGCTGGAAAATCAACCTCTTCAATGACTCTCACACTAGAAGGTTTATGAAAGGCAGAGTATTCATTATATTTTACATAATTGTGATCAACTCCGTATATCCTATTTATTGCTTCAGCAGCTTCTTTTGTACCCTTTGTCTTTAAAAGATAATTAATATTATTGAGAATCTTATTCCATATCTCATAAGTTATTTCTTGAGTCGTTGCTCCAGAAGTAGATTGAGTCAAATACTTTTGGAAATCACTATTTGTAGCCACCCCATATAAATTAATACCAAACTCAGCTGCTAATGATGGTAAAAATTTATTTGGTACTCTATTATATTTGTCGTAGCTTATTCGTTTAACATTAGCTATTTGGTTAATAAAAGTTTTTATTTCATCATACTCATCACCCATCGCAGCTAATGTTTTTTCTAATATTGCATCTTCATCACCAGAAAATAATATTTGTGGCAATAAATTCTTAAGTTCTGGACCGCGAGTAATTCGTGTTTCAGCCGTAGAAGGAAACTCTATTATAGCTCTACGTGCTGTAGAACGCTTCAGGCCATCTGGACTTGTATCTATAGTGAGGTATTCTGCTGTGCCTGCAGTCCTATCTACAATATTTGTATTTGTTTCTTCAAAGTTAACAGCCCTAGAAGAAACTGAAGCAACTAATGCTGTTTGAGACCCAGTTACACTGTTTGTAGCGCCCCTAATAATATGCACCAGAGGAACTGTATCCCCATCTTGATTAGTGGCATTCATCGTAACATTAGGCTCTGCATTTGGATTAGCAGACTTAGAACCGGTTATAGCTAATTTATCTAGTAACCATAAATCAAACCCAGTTGATTTCTTTTTAAACTCATCTACTTTAAAAATATTTTCAGCACATAAAGAAGAAACATCTGTACCGCTGGCACCAATAGGATATTCATTAACTATTCTATCAAAAGAAGTATTAAATAATCTTACAGCGTCAGTAAAAAATACATGCTGAGAAAAATCACCATAGTCAATAAGAGGAATTACCTTACTATCTCTTCCTGTAAGACTAAGACTTATAAGCTCACCACTAGAGCTGCCAACTGCTGATAAAGATGCTACTAATGTTTCATATGAAAATCCAGAATCTGCCATTTAAAGTTTCCTATAGAAGACCATAATCATAATTAGCATCACGGGTTCGTTTAGCCATAGAAGATGGGTTTGTATCTTCTGTATTATAAGATTCACCAACCACAAAACCCCACCTATCGGGGAAATCATAATAGAAGGTGTCGCCGCGCACTTCTAATTCCATATACACCTTATACGGTATGCCCACATATAAAAGATTAGTATCTAAATCAAAGAAATTACCCTCAGAATCATAAGAGATATCAAAGTTTTGTATTTCTATATCATCTGTATATTTCTCTCTAATCTGAATCTTACCCGCCTTAACAGTAAAGTTATTAGCGGCGGTGCTACTACCTGTAACACTTTTTAAAGAAGTAGTTCTATCTTTTATATTAACCCTAATACGTTGAGTAGTTCCAGGCTGAAACTTCGGAACCAAATTACTAAGTGTAATTTGATAATTAGCAGTGGTATAATTGCTATGTCCCGACGTAGGTAATATACAACTAAACGCAAATGAATCAGTCCTATATTCGCCAGCAGTTGTAACTGTCCAACTATCTGTAAAAGAAGTTGCGCTAGACAAACCAATATTTATCCCTGTCAAACCAGCAGCCGCAGTTTCAGTGCCAGCATCACCTACATTGATTTTATATATACCTTTTGATGCGCGTGCTGCTGAAACCGCAATACCTAAATAAATTCCTGTGCTACCTGCGACTGTTGTGTTACCATCTGCACTCAAAGTTACATGACCTGGAAATGGCCCTGTGCCATTTAAATCAGTTAATGCGCCGTCAACTACACTATAATAGTATAGAAGACCAGACTTAGAAAACTTAATATTTTTTCTATCATCCTTGATAGCGCCTGGCCATTCCAACTGCAGGTAAGGTTGCTTCTGCGTATTTGTTTCACGACTATAAAACTTTTTAGAATAAAAGTTTGTTGCTGATACTGATGTATCAACGCCAGCTGCAGTGGCCTCAGTTGCATCTTTACATTCTTGAGCATTTGACATTCTAAAAAGAAAGCCATGATCTGCAGATCCACCATTAGCAATAGAAGTTCCTGTAGCGTAATTAAGAAAAGCCTTGAAATAATCAGTAACATCTATTTTAAGGTTTTCTTCACCATTAACAAAACTTGCTGAACCGGAATTAGAATCATAAACTTCAGTCGCGTAACCCAAATAATTATTGGCACCTGTTTGACCTGCATTACTATCTGTTTTCCATGCAACTAAATTTGTGGCTGATAATGCATTAGCAAAACCTGTGTTACTAAAGTTATCATTATCTAACCCACGACCTTCAATCCAATTTGATGTAAGAGGAAAACTCCATATATCAAAATTTTCTGGCACCGTATCAGTAGATGGCGTATTAAACATATAAATGTAAGCAGATACAGTTGAATCGGTTCTTGGGTCGGGATACTTACCAGTACTTACAATACCAGCACTTAGAGAAGTAAGACCAAACTTAACCAACATTCTTGCCCACTCTTTTCTATCATCACGGCGATCATTAACTTTATTCCACACCTCTAATACTGGTGTTAAACCAAAATTAGCAGTAACAGAATATTCCGTAATCCAAGTATCTATTTTTGAAAATGCTCTTGCGTAGCTCATTTTATTCTCTCATTAATATCCGGCGTCGGTAGTTCCAGCACCTTGAAGATTTGCTGTAGATTGATCAGCGGTTCGGCCTATAATATCAAAGTTAGGATATTTTAACTCCCATACTGCGTCAACGGGGAACTTTAAAATGCCACTACTAGTGTTGGCATTAATATTAAGTTCTGTACCTGAATAAGTTCTAGTTCCAACAGTAGTGGTTTTATTAATTATTTTTAGCTCTGGAATTGATCTAACTTTTTGCAATGATTGCAGCCGAGCTTGGATATCGGGTATAACAATACTATCATTAAAATTAGTGCGAGCAGTATCAAACACTCTTTGTAGCACTAAAATACACTCCATAAGAGCTTCTTGTGCATTAGCATTTGACTGAGGAACAATTGTAAAATTAACCCCAATATTAATTATACGTCCATTAGTTAATTTTATTGTATCAGAAAAGGATTTAAAATTTTTAATATATGTTTCTATATTATTTTTTATCACATCTGAGGATAGTGTTAACTGTTTCTGATTATTTCTCGTTACTAAAAACAACTCAACACCCATACTATTGTTCGGATCTTTTCTTACAAGACTTCTAAACACACTTCCAAACTGCGAAGGCATAGACATTATTCTGGCTTGATAATCTTGTAAAGTTACGCATCGTAATTGTGACCCCATATTATATACAGCATTCTCTCTAATAGATGAAATTGTTTCTGCTTGCTCACCACCAGAAGCTTGATCACCATTAGAGCAAGCTATAGTATTAGTAATGTTTGTTACTACAGTAGCTGACACCGACTGCAAATTAGGCGTTGCAAATACTAAATCTTTATTTATTATTCTTGTTAAAGTGCCCGCACCTACATTAGTGACCACCCCTCCCCCTGATCTATAATTTATAGTTATATCAGTGTTTTGAGGAGCTACACCAAGTGATTTAGTCTTTAAAAAATTAGTGGAATCAATCGCTGCTGGCGCGAAGCCTGAAGGAGATCCACGTAATGTTGGAGGTAAAACAAAATCATTAGGATTTGGAATAACATCGGCATCAGCCTCCATTAATACTCCAGGCCCAAATCTTATAGAAGTTAATCCAGTAGGGTCGCGTTCCACTACATATCTTTTTGGAACTCTTTTTAATTTCATAACATATCCAGCATCACCTGAACCACTACCTGTATTAACGTCACCTATAAAAATAGTATCTCTAGCTAAACTATCAACTTCATAATACTCACTTCCATCAGATGCAGAAACAGACATTACTTCATTAATATTAGAGTCGGGCAAAGTAATTTTTAAAAACTTTACTGGGTCATTAGCCCTATATTTAAAAATCTTTGAAATTCCTGCAACCGCAGAAACGCCTGACACACTTACTGTAGTAGTGGCACCTGCAGTTTGTATTATTCTATTCGATGGACTTGAAAAATTTACATCACTTAAAGTTTCAAACGATACTATAGGGTCATAATTAGTTAAAACAGTTGCGCCTTTTTTTAAAGTAAACAAAGTTTCTGCAGATGTTGTATTACTAAAATCAGCAGATACTGCAAGATTTACTACGGCTGGTGTGGAATTTTTAGGCTTATATCCAAAATTCTGAGCCAATGAAACTATATTTTTTAATTCTACAGCACGATTTATATATGCCTCATTTACTTGTCGATCAACATTAAAGCTTAGAATATCGCCCACATAAGCGATTAACTCTAATAGAGCCATGCCTCCAGATGCATCATTAAAATCGCGCCAATCACTAGGAAAGTGTCTTTTAACATAATCCATAAGGTCAGATTTAATAGAATCAAAATCTTTGGATAAATAATTAATATCTCTATTTGAAGTTATAGGCATTTTAGCTCTCAGGGTTGTTCAAAGTTATATCAACATTATCAGCTAATGCATTTTGATCAGCTATAACATAAGACATATTAACTCTTATTTTGTTATTACCTAATGCTGGCTCTTCTTCTTGGGTTATCATACTTATATTACGTATTCTTATATAAGGTAAATATGTTTGTACAGCGGTTTCTATTTCTAATCTTATATTTTCAAATGTTTCTTCTCTTGTGGTGGGTTCAAATAGTTGCCCCTGCAGCACAGGTATATGAGTGCCCAACTCGGCGTGCATTACTCTTTCACCCTTAGTGGTTAAAAGAAGAGTTTTTATATTTTCTCTAACCGCACTAATAGTATCAGTGTTTCCTTGAAAAAACCCTCTCTCATAAGACTTAAGTGGGAACTTTAAATTGATAGAGTTTACATTTGCAGCATATTTTGCCTTATTAGCAAGAATTTGTTGCCTATCTTGGTCACTAGAAACATAACCATCTGGATAAAAAGGATCTATAGTTGTTTCTGAACCCCTAAAATTTTCTCTTGGCATAATATATTCTCAATTAGTTAACAAATTGATTTTTGCTTAAAAACTGATTAACTTTTAATGTTAACTCGTTTAATCTTTCGCGTTGAGTAGTGAACTTATCAATTATTTTTTCTAAATCAGTATTAATCGTTGCTGTTTTCATACCTAACTCAGTTTTTCCCCTATTCGTCATGGGTCCGCCAGGTATCTGATCAATAGAGGCGGCTGGATTTTTATCCGTTTGCACAGGTGCTGTAAATCGTGGATTCTCAGCACCCCCAATAATAGCTTCAAAGTTAATTTCTTGTTTCCGCGTTCGGACTCTCATGCGGCCGCGGCTCACTATTTTTGGTGGTTGTGGAATAGATGTTTTGCCACCTGGCACCCATATTCTCTCGGGCCCCAGTGGGCTGTGTGGTCTAGGAACCATAATCATTTTGCCAGGTAAATTAACAACTAAATTCGGTTGTCGCCTTACTCTAGGTGGGGTGCTATATATATCTTTCATTTCTATTGTTTTTTCTAAATTTAATTCTATTTTAGGAAGAGCATGAGTATGATCTAAAAAAGCATCTAATAAAGTCTGAGTAGAAGAAGCAAATTCGGACACAGTATTCATCACTTCTTTCATTAAGTTAAGAGATTGTTGTTGTTGAGTAACTAGCTTTTCGCCAAGTACTTGCCTATATAAGGCGCCACCAACATTACGAGAAGAAATATTATAAATCTCTTCAGCGATGTTAACAATCATCCCTTTATCGTCGCCCTCTAAATCGCCCGTTTGTTTATTTCCATAAAAACTTTGATAAGTATAATCTCCTAACCTTCTTATAGAAGAGTCAACAAGATGAATACTTTTAGTTTTAGTAACACCTATAGAGGGGTCTACACTTCTTATTAATTTTTTTGCAGGTTGTACTACGCCTGTACTATCTTCTCCATCATCAGTCAAATAAACATCAAAATCACCAGCTAGATCTGAGACTCGTTCGTAATCAAAGCTATTAACTTGATCTCTAGATAATAATTGGCCATCCATTCTAATACCTTGTTCCAATACACCTTTTTTATTATTTCTATTAAAAGAATGTCTTAGGTAAGTTTTAGTTCGACCTTGTTGAACTACATCTCCATAAGTCATAGGAATAGAAAAATTACCATCTGTACTTTCCGGCATTTTATGTAAAAATTTTTCTCTTAACTCTCTAACATCAAAAGAAAAGCCATATCTATAACGATTATTAGTTTCAGCATCATTTGTTGCAACATAGTCACGCGCATAGCTTATATTTAATGGACTAGAATCATTAACTCTACCAATATAATATCCTTGAGAAGAAGATTCAGAATTTTCTTTTAAAATCAAAACCTCTTCGCCAATCTCGGGGATGCATATAGTATGCATTGGAAAAAGAGGAGGATAGTAAATTTTATTTGATTCATTAGATGGGTTTATAACATCATCATCCATTCCAATTATTTTTGCAAACACACTAAAAGGCGGCGTCATACTAGCAAAAGTAGTAGATTTTATTGCCTCAAAATCAACATCTATAACAACTCCTTTAAAAATTAAAGTAGGAGCTAGTTGAGTTACACCTTTAGATATATTAAAGCTAGATTGGATGTAATCCGCAGCTCTGTTATTATACCTAAAAGTGCTTGTAGGTCCGCGGTTCATTTACTTATCTCAACATCTTTAATTTGCGCGCCATTATCTTCCAAAATTTTCTCCAGATACACCAACTCTTTTCTCGTCTCTGATATCTTTTGAGTTACTTTTTCAAGAGCTTGCAACATATTATCATATACTATTAGTAACTCACAATAACGCTCAGCATTTTCTCGTAACTCTTTTTCATCCATATCAACCTATGAAATCTTCTCTAACAGAAAAATAATTCATCTTTATCTTTTTTAAAGATTTCGTTATCTTTCGACTTGGTAAATCCGTAGCCTCTCTAATATATACATAAAGTTGCTTCTTATTATAAATATTGAATCTCTCATAGTTTTTGAGTATATCATTAACTATTTCTAAAACAGCGAAATCATCTCTTGTATAGTTATCTTTGGCATCCCAATCGTCAAAGTCTCCAATGATTTCATTTATAAACTCTTCATTATGTCGCACAACTTCATCTTCCTCGTATGCATGTATACTAATATTCTGCACAATTATATCTTGATTATCATCATCAATAAATCGTTTGTTTTTATCAGCATTACATCGCTGAATCATCCAATTTTTTGTGATGGTGCCAAAATATGAAAAAGATTTCTTATTTTTAGTTACGTCAAACTTGCTTAACTTTTCATACAGATGAGTCATGACTTCATGCTCAATCTGCTCTCTGTCCCACAATATTTTATTAAAATTATAAGTATAGTAAATGTTTTCTACAAGTTTGCGAAAGGCAGGTTCAATGATTGCTACAAAAACTTTATGTTTTTCATCTATGTCGTCATTTGTGTTAAACTCAACAACAGCTTCTTCTTGATCTTCACCCCAATATTTCATATTTATCCTTTAAAGTATAGTAACATTTTATTTTAATAAAAAGTTTTCTTTTTTTATATTATAGAAAGTGCCAATTAAGGTATATAGCCTTTTTTGTTGTATCGGCTGGCCGGGAAGGGTCTTTCAGGCCCCACTTCGGCAGCTTCTTCTACAGTTTTGGGTGTCAGATCCGGTGCTTGTTGAGCAGAATGGTCTGTAGCTTCTGGCCACTGCGATCCGGCAGATTCTCTTGCGCTTATAGTTGGGTTTCTTACTAATGTGCCTTCTAATATAGTTTGAAAACCTTGTGGTGTTATAGATTCTCTCACCTTATTTATTAAATACAATCCCTCTAAATCAGGCATGACGCCCTTGACTATAACACTTTGAAATGCAGTTATATTAGTAGTACCATGAATAGTAATAGTTACCCTTTTCATATGATTTGCCATAAACTGAGTAACAGTATTTATTGGTATGTCTTCATTCGACCCAGCGAGTTTGGACGCGGCCGCGATGGCTTCAATCTCACGCATTTGAGCTAATCGGCCAGGGTCATTTTGTAAAAACTTAGATACAGCTGTCCTAATCTCAGGCCGCGTTTTTTCTCCACTTTCATCCATAAATAATTGTTTATTTAATGTTACTTCACCTTTTTTGTCCGGCTCGGCCGATCCGTCATTAATAATAATACCTTTTTCAATATCATGACCATATTCCTTCAATTCTGGATGACTAGACATTAAATATGCTTTCAATTCAGGTGCTACGTCCTTATAAGCTAAGAAATTCATTAAAGCATCCGTACTACCAGTATACTCTGCAGCTGCATCCTCAAAAGCCATAACAGTCAAAGGATCAAAACTAGAGTTCATATCCATGCTTTCTATTAGAGAATCTATATCCTTAAAATCTAACATAATAATATCGTCAGGAAATCTAATTTTTTCTTGATCGATACTTAAAGAATCTATAAATAAATGTTCATAATTTTTAGCATGCTGTTCCCAATCTTGACCGGCCAGAGACAGGATTTCAAATACACCCGATTCAGCTTCGCGAGCTACCAAGCTTGGATTGGGAACATTATTAACTCCCATAGATCCAGGTCTAAATATTTCTCCAAAAAATTGAGCTATAGACATATTAGAGTTAGATTTGGATAATAAATTTTTTACTACATCTGCTCTTATGGGAATGTTAGCTACATTATCTATGGAAAATTGATCCATATTCCCAAACGACGCAGGCGCTAATGCCGAACCGGCAGGGCTATCATCCTCACTATCATCCTGCAATGGCCCAAAAAGATCACCATAAGTAGTATCTTCAACTCTTTCAGCCTCATGAAAATGTTGCACTGTTTGGGATTCGCGGGAACCCAGTATTTTTATTGGCTGATGATTCGGCCTTGCAGCGGTCCTTCTATTTTTAGGTAAAGGAGCAAACACATTTTCTATAACAAATTTAACAAAACCTTCATTTATCTCTAACCCATCTGTTATTGAACCACCCTCAACCATACATGGGCTATGATTTCTATTATCTATTTGAGTAAAAAATCCAAATCCATTTTCTGCACCCAAACCAGATAAAAAATCACTCCAATTTGACCAATTTTTCTTTCTTTCTGGATAAACATAAGGGCCATGGTGTTTATCCTCGGGCGCCCGATACCAACCAGTTCCAAAAGGATATTGTGGATTAGTATATTTTGCCGAACCATCGTATGTGGGCCCAATTACGCGGGCTCCTTTTGCAGGGCGGGTCGTTCCGGCTCCGATTGTTTCATACCTATCATACTCAGCATATCTATTAGGGTTATTTTTAAAAACATAATATTCCCCATTTTTTACAAGCAGGGCCCAATTAATTTTTACATTCGGTGCTCCCCTATTAGCGACATCCTGCCCCAAAAATCTTGTTTCTTCTGTAGTTGAACTTCTTCGATGAACCATAGATCTTTTCATATCTAAAGTAAGATTCACATTATGCTCGCCGGCACCGATTCTACCGCCCCACATTCCTATTTGCCCCTTATAATCTACAGGTACGTCTCCTTTAATCTTTTTTAAAAATAAAGGTCTTAGGTACTTATGTGCAAACTGGCCGTGGGGTGTGGTTGGCGACACCAACTTCAACTGCTTAAGGTTTGCTTTAACATACCCTTTAAAATCACCTGAAAATAGAGCAGCAACCATCTCTACTTGAGTTTTTGCCCAGTCTGCAATACCATCAGCAACTCTTTGAAGACCCGTCGGATTCCGGCCGGTATTATGCCTTCGATGACTATGGTCCCAGCTTGCGGCTTCGTTTTCATGACCTTTTTCACCTTTTGTTGCCATTCTGTCCCCATTACCACCACCTTCAAATGGATAATCTATGACGCCGGCAGGGGCAACTCCACCTTCATAATCATTTGTGTTATTAACGCGTGCCGCGGTTGTGCGACTAGGATATAGATAAGCAGGTTTGCCTGCAAAATCTAAATACCAACCAGTAGGCGTATACCAACCTTCACCATCATCAACAATAATATTACCGCCCTCATCTATCATTGTATATATGGGAATATTTAACCCGTTGCTCATAAGATTCCTCATATCAAGGTTGCCCGCGGCCTGGTGATGGCCTTGCGTCATTTTTACCGAAGGCCAACGGTCAACTATTCTTAATGATCCTGGCCAAGCCGGATTATAACCTAGACCAAATATATTTAAAAACTCTTTATAAGTGCCTACATAATTACCGCCCGATAATTCAACATGACCACCCTGGGATTGTGTCTCTATAGGCGGCCCAGCCTTAAACCCCCATGCATTGTTTCCGTTTTCATAAGGAATGCCTGGGTTGCCAAAAAGTGACCAATTTTGATACTCCTTTCGCGTTATTCTACCTACTTCTACATCTTCATATGACATATTCTTGCTAAAAACGGCAGATGCATCGTCGTCTTTAGCTACTCCATAATTAAGGTTATGCAACAACCTGTCCGCGGTTCGCATCATTAGTTCCTCATCATCGCGGCCGTCCTTAAAAATTTCTGGATTTAAAACTCGTCTAGGCTGACCCATAGTCGACCAAGTTCTTCTCTCAATATTAAATCTAAATTGATAATTATTGGAAGGTAAATAATATTCCTGGCCACCTGCCGGCGGGCCATAATTTCTTACATCTATTGCACCATAGGTAACAATACCAGCAAACCGGCGATACCATTGTTGAGCAACTTTAGTCGTCAAATGCGCTGGTTTATCGCGGCCTTGATCAACCTTTACGCCATCTCCGTCAAAAGCTGAAGTATCATCATATATAGAAAGTTGAACTTGGCCGGCATTTTCATTAAAAAATTCTTTAAACTCATTAAATGTTTTTTCTATTTCTATAATTTTATTTTCAGCATTTTCAATTGCAAGCTCACAACCACGATAACTTTCATAAGCTGTGTTCAATTCCTTCTGCTTTATTTTAATAGTATTTAATTTATTTGCAACCTCTTTCTTTGTATGCTCTAATAAAGGTAATACACTCCTTTCATACTTCTGCCTGTTGCGTTGTTTCCAACTTTCGGCCTTGTTGCTGTTATCTTTCCACGCCCTCAACTCATGATCCCACTGATTTTGAAAATTATTTGTAGGAACATTAAACTTTTCCCATAAGATCCATTCTTCTTTTATCTCTGGGCCGGCAATTTCATACTCATATTCTATTTCTGGATTATATATTTGTAGATATGTCGCGGTCCAACGGCCTGTTTCAGGGTCGCGGGCCATCTCACCTTGCTCGCTCTTAAACTCTGTTTGCGAAGCTACTATTCTTTTAAAATTATTAAACTTCGTCATAATGGTATTGCCCATTATATCTTTAGTATCTATTGCCCCTTCTGGGTTTCTTTTATAACGGCCACCTGTTAACCTCTCTAATTGTAATTTTAAAGTATTGATTTGAGAAATTAGACGTTGGCTTAGTGATAAAAGACCAGGCGATTCTGAAGGTGTAGATGGCCAAGGCTGAACTGTTGGTACAGTAGGCGCCGGTAAAGTAGGCAGGTTAACTGCCGACATGAATCCGCGTCGCGCTTCGACGAGTGCGTCAAGGAGATCCGGATCTTCAGAAAGTGCTTCTGCTTCTGCATAAAAATCAACAGTCACAGGAGCTTCGGTATCTTCATCATCTTCAGCCTCACCCGCGGTGGGCCCATATATCTTAACCCTATTTTCTTGAATTATTTCTCTATATTTTGTTATTTCTTGATTTCTTTTTGTTTCAGCAGTGCCTTGATCAAACTCCTCAACATACTTATTGCCGATTTCGTCCCAAGACTTGAGAAAACTTTGACGTTGTTCAAAACGGGTATTATTGTATATTTTCCCTGTTAAGAAATCTAAATCTAAAGCCTCATTATATATCATTTCAATAGGCATGCCGGCCATTAACACTTCTGCTACTCTTTCTCTAATGAGATTTTCAAAATATGAAGCTAGATACTCTCTATATAAATTATGCCATTTCTTACATAATAAATTCCAATTATCTTTACTAGATAATCTCCAATTATCATAACTTACAGGCATTTTGAATACTTTATCATCCTGGTTATAAGTTACAATCATCCAAAATCTGCCGCCGCGATCTTGAGCTTTATATTCAGTAGGGTTCAAAGGATCAAACCCATCTGGAGAACCACCAGAAACTACTTCATTTCCTTCGGTGTCCAAATTAATTTCTTGCTTCCAATCCGGTATATAAACCCATAACTTTCCGTTGTTGTCAGGATAGGGTGCAAGACCCTTTGACCTCAGCACATCGACATAGTTGCGCGTGTTGATTTCTCTTACATGGCCACGCATTGGAGCACCTATCATATTTCCAACATTTGGGGGTGGTGTAAAAATAGCTCGTATTATCTTGTCGGTTGCAGAACTTTGCTTTCCCGCATATACCGCGACAGCGCCGCTCACAAATGATGAGGATGGATCTTTATCAAGCAACTTGGTGGCCCTGCTGATGCCCAGGTATCGAACTTTCTCGGCCATGAGCTTTTGCAAATTAAGAACTCCACGCGTAGCCTCTTGATCAAAAGCCGCCGGTGGTAAAAATCTTTCTTTTAATCTTATAACAGCTTCTTGTATTCTTTCTTCCATCCCATGTTTTCTATTAACTGATGAAACCTTAGTTTGGAATGCTGTGCTTAATTTAGATTCATCACCTAGGCTATGATAATAAAAAGAAGGCGCTTTACTATTATCTAAGCCTTGTGGCCCACATCGATTAGCCATACATATTGAAACACTGTCCATTATAGCCCCTAAAAAATAATAAACAGGTTGGCTTTCATACGTTTTTATTAACTTAGTAGGAGTTCCATCCGATGGCTGGCCCTGCTCGTCAGCGAAAGCGTCAGTGAAATCACCCGTTTCATTACCAATATCTTCAGGATTAGGGTCAGGTATTCTTTTAAAAATTTGTTTATGTGATTTAATAGAATTAGCCTCTGGATATCCTTTTTGAGGTTTCCTAACTGCCTCATTGGCCTCCATTATATCTGCTTCAGTGAAGTATTCTTGGCCCGCTGGGATACCTTCTAATATGTCTCCTACAGAACTTTTTATTCCAGTAACCGACACTACTGCCCCGTCACCGCTGAACTCTTCAATAGCTTCTTGCCACTTTGCGGTAAATTCTTCGTAGGATTGAGGTGTACCTGTATACTTTCCATCTTTATCTTTTTCATGACTCTTAATATATTCATCATTAAGGCGCTGCTGTCTTTCTATTAACATATCTCTCATAGTAAATTCATTACCACTCATATCAGTAATAATTTGATCTAATATATCAGTATCAAGAAGCATCTTAAGTTTACGAGCTACATTAGACATAACAGTAGAGACCATACCTAAAGAATCATCATCTCTAAGCTCTATATTTAATTCTAACTTGCCCATTTCATTAAAGCCAAAGTCGTATTTACTAATATTAACAATACCTGATGACCAGTACCCACCATTGCCTAAATTACGAATAGGTACACGCATACGCTTATGATTTGGATCGTTAGGGTCATTTTCTAATTTTGGTGGTGGCATAGCGGCACTATAACCTGGAATAATTTCTGGATTAGCCCAGCCATAAATAATTAAAAACTTGGAACCAAAAGTAGCTAATTTAGAATACTCCCATCTTTCATCTAATATTTTAGTATCATTTATTGACATTCTAACTTTAAACACTCGCGTTCCTAAAATATCGTTTCCACCATAATCAACCTGCAAATCAGTAAGGCCAACGCCACCCGATGGATCTTGCATTTGGGTGCTTGATTCAGCCATCATAATTCCATTTACTTTTTTACTATCTAACCCCCCTTGGATTGATTTTATTGTATAAATGTTTATAAAACGCTCTTTTATAGCTTCTTCAATGTGATTAAAAGCTTCCGGATCAATTTGATATTTCTCATTATAAGACTCAGATCCTGCAGTGCCGTCATCATAACCTACAGGCACTCTAGTGTCAGTGAGTGATTTAAACATTTTCTTATATTCATCAACATCAAATAACCCTATTAATTGCACAAATGGCACTAAACTACTAATAGCCTGATTATTAGCTTTTCTTTTATCGTTCCACCCCTTAATGGTGTCGGGCGGCGTAACAGTGGTAGTATTAGCTAAATCAGCTTTTGTTATACCAGTAGCTGGTGCAGAGGTTTCTGTCATTATTTATTACCTTGATTTAATTGTATGAGACTTAAAATAGGATCAATAGTATTAGGTATTTTTAATAAAAATCCTGGCAATAATTTATAAGAAAAAGGATTATCTAAATCGTTCATTAAGCAAATGGCCCACCAATAAGTAGCGCTTCCTAAAAAGCGTTCCGCGAGGTGATCCAACCGATCAGTTTCCTTAAATTTGATAATAGTATGAGGAATAACTGATAAGTCATCCATACTAATAGAAGGAAATGTCTCTAATCTTCTGGGGTCTTTTACAAAGCTTTTAACTTGTTTAAAATTTTTATATCTAGATGTAGCCATTTTTCACCTCTTATACATATATAAGTTCGCCTTCATGTTCCGCCACAGGTACTTCAAGATCTCCATCGCCTTCAGAACGAAAATCGCCTTGTGGGTCAAGCCCATATGCCGCGGAAGCACCTGCCAATTCTTCCATAAAAGAAGTTTCACCAAGACCCGGAACCAAATCACCTGTATCAATAAGAGGGGTGCCAAACCCAATTGAGCTTCCTTCAGTTTCTTCAAAAGCTTCAAATGCATTGCCATGGTTAGCCCAGTTGTTGATTTGTCTAGATCTCGTCGATGCTGAATGTAATCCACCAGCTGGCCCACCATAAAGATCCGAAGCTCTATTCGGCATTGTATCATGAATAACTTGATAACTCATAGTGACTGAAACTCCTTGAGGCATTCTCATTCCAGATGTCATTTCCCATTTCCCACCATTAAATAGCCAATCATAAGAAAGGCTTCTAATAATTCCTGCTTTATATTGAAATAAATCACCTACTCTCATAGCTATAACAGGTCCATCCGACATGCGGTTGTTACCTACTTCATATTCGGGATAACACTGTTGAGCCAACCACACTACCCTTTCATAAACATTTTGTAATTGTCTCATTTCATTAGCAAAAATAGTAAAACCTATATCTATTGTTCTATCAGTAAAAGTATAAGTATGAGCTTGTTCGCTTCTTCCAAAGAAATGTCTTGAGTTCCAAGTTGGAGTGTAAGATTCACCTAAAGAATTAATAAGAGCTTGGAGATAACATATTTGAAGTCTTCTTTCCCCACCTCGTCTTTTATTAACTGTAGAAAAAGCAAATGGAAAATATTGACCTTGAGTAAACCTAACAGTTTCGCGGCCCATATTTACAACTTGATCACCTGCCATTGCGCTATAATCTCTTACTGCAACTTGCATCTTCGACGGATCAACTGTTGTCCTATCTCCATTAGAAGTAAAACCTGTTTCTTTCTTAGCATAAGTAAGATAGTTTGCGTCGTCTTCTTCAAAAGTAAAAGGAACATTTAGTGATCTTGGTATTGGAGTAGAGGGGTCACCTTCAATTTGCTTAGTTGTTATACCAAGAGGCTCCTGTAATAAATTAACAGGAGTACCTGCTATAATACCATTATTAAAAAGAGCGTTTGATACATTAACGCCACCCGCCTTACCAGCTCTATTTCTTGTATATAGCGATTGAAATGTTTTTTCAGTTGCGCCGTAGCCCGGAGGGCCCTCACCATTTCCATTATTATTACCAGCCACATCTGTAGGGTTCATTCCATCTATTTCGCCAGAATTAGGTGGTAATAATATATTTTGATTCAGATTTTCTGATAATGGTTTTTTCGTTAACCAATTTTCTGCAGGCCGTCCCCAACCTGGTACGTAAAGTTGTGATATTCTATCTATAGGAGCTATTGTTTGAGACATTCTATTATAGTAATTAGCTATAAATTCATTTTCTTCTGCTCCTGCAGCGCCGGCGAGATCATCAAAAATAGCTCTTGTAATATTCTGTGCTTCAGTTTTAATGCGATCTTCAATAGTAACATTACCTCCTAAAGTTTGACCTAGATTAAAGCCAACCATCGCTTGCCAAGTAAAATCTATTCCCGATGGAGGATCTACAAAACTTGGGCCTTGCGTTGCCATATACCGAAAATCATAAGATTGATAATTGTCACCGTACTTATTAGATTGATTTGTAGGGCTGTTGCTGGCCGGCGCTGGATTTCGATATACCGAACGATCTTTATTGTCAAAAAATGCCGCTCTTGTTTCTTGTAATAAAGTAAATAAACTTTTTCTTCCTTTTAGCTCCATAAACTTACTTGGATCGGACTGGCCGGATTGATTAGAATAGGCGCCATGGGTTTGCAAGACCTCATTGGTAGATTTTCCTGAAAATTTATCCCTTACAGATACTCGGCCTTGATCATCATCCCAATATATTTCTCTTATATAATATTTCTCATACTCATCTGGAGCATTACCTATAACATTACCCTCAAAATTTTCAGGGTAATTAATATTAACATCACCGGCCGGACCGTGATAAACACCACTATCTTTTAAAGAAGCAGCTAACTGATTTAGAGCACCAATCTCTGTCATATTATTTTCAAACATTGATAATATGTTATTACCTCGTGCATCTAATTTAACGCGTTCGATTGCCATAATTAATCTCTACATCCCAAGGCCAGTTTCATAAAAGTTTTTTCCTACGACTTCAGAAACCAGTTTACCATCCATTCTAATTTCAGGAGTGCCAGTTTCTTTTTGAGTTTTAATCATCTCTGCCATTAATTTATTTTGTTTCTTTAATTCCTGCATCATTTCACTATTACCCAACGGCACAACTGCTTCTGGCCCAGCCTCACCTATTAGGGCTGTTGTGGGCCTATTAACAATTCCTCCAGCAGCTAATGAAGGAATAGCAAGTGCCTTTCTATACTTATCTCCGCCAGCACCATATAGCGACCTATTAATGCTACTATACATTTTTGTTGCTGCACCGCCGCTTGTTTGACCAGTACCTAAAGCTATCAAATGAGGTGCTGGAATACCCATAGAAGATATTAAGCTACTTGTGCCTAATTTTTCAGTTAATTTTTGAAAATTAGCTTCCGTAGGGGTTTTTTCATATCCACCAATAGCTTGATTCATCCACTTAGAAAGACCGCTCGGTGAGCCATGATCAAATCTTCCACCGCTCTTAATATGGTCTTCAATTAACTTTACACTTCTTCGGCGGCCTTTTCCATAGCCACCAGTAAGATTAAAAACCTTATTCAAACCTTTTGTTGCTATACCGCCAACAGCATTACCTAACATACCACTTAAAGGCGGCGGGATACCCATTGCTCCCAATGCCATTCCAGCACCAACACCAAGACCTGCACCTACACCAGCAGTTCCTGCTCGTTTCCAATCACCGGTTTGTGCAAAAACATTTCCAAATGTCATTAACCCGCCTGCTGCACCTGCTCGGCCCATACCACCAAAACCACCCATTTTTCCCAATCTATATCCCGTTTTTTGGGCATAACCACTCATTCCACCTCCAGCACCCCAAGCCTGTGATGCGTAATCAGATTGACCTTGCCCTCTGCGAAAAGCATCAAGAACACCTCCGCCTTGAAATCCCGGAACACCAATAGATCCTAACTCTCTTGCAACACCTGCATTAATCGGCAACCCTTTTCGTATTCTTTCAGTAGGTACAACAACTTCACCTCTACCCTCTTCACCAACCATCATTAATGTTGGGCTATTTACATACTTACCTTTTGCTGCTTGATCCATTCCTATTGCACTTCGTAAG